TCGTTACGCGCACCATATCCAGATTGGGGTTTGTGAATGTGCGCGTTACGCTGGCTGAATTTTTGACCTCAACCCCGATTGCGCTTGTACTCTCAACGGATGGGAATCCGGGTATGTATGGCTGCGATTGCGTGCCGTTGCGCGTCGTCCATGTGACGCCGCTGAAGTTGTAGCTACCGTCCGCATTTTGTAGCGGCGTGCCGTCCAGGTAGATCGACTGCGCGCCGTTGACCAGCCCCTCGACCTCGCCCTCGCTGACCAGATCCAGCACGCGCGCAAATGCCTCGCTTCGAATGCTGTCCGGCGTGATCGTCGCGGATGATCCGCCGCCGCCGCCGCCCTTGCCCCCGCCCCCGTGTCCGATGATCTTCATATTGGAATGTCCGCCGTTGATATGCCGGAGCTGATCACGGCGCTGCCGACCATCAGGCGGCCGTAGCCGACCGGGACCGGGTGACCCTGCGCCTCCGTGTTCACCGCACCGTTGAAAATGTAGCTCGGGCTATTTTTGTCCTGCGCGCCCGCCTCCACCTTGGGCGCTGGCGATAGCATTTGAATAACGCCGCCGAGCACCATGGAAACTCCGATAGAGCCAACCAGCGACGCCACGTTAACGCTGCCATAAAGGCCATACGCCCCGATGCTGGCGGGCATGTAGATGGCCGCCGCAATGATTGCTGCACCGAGCAGAACCTGGCCGAACCCGGATTTACCGGCGCCAGCCACTACGGGCGCGATGCGGATGACCTCCTGATGCGCGGTCGGCATATTGACGTTCTCGGCATCCCCGAGCCGGTCCTTACCAGCCCAGACGCGATAGCCCGCCGCGCCGTTGATAAATGCGTGCTCAAAATCGCTGTAGTTCGCCATCAGCGCGCGGATTGCTTCACCTACCGATTCGACGGCCAAGTGATGCACGCGGCCAAAGCGGCGCCCGAGTTCACCGTAAAGTCTAATTTCTCGAAGCATGGCGCAGAACCCTGGTCGTGTTGCGTCTATAAAATTCGCCGTAAACGTCGCGGCTCGACAACCGGCCGTGGATGTGGTGCAGAATCATATCGCCTTCCAGCCACACTGCGCCGTGGTTCGGCACCTGTGCGCCGATTTGCATCAGCAAAACGTCGCCGTGCCGGGGGGTGTCTGCGACAACAAACCCGGCCTTGCTGAAATTCTCCAGGTAGAGATTCTCCCCGCGCAGCCACCAGTCATCGTGGCGCTCAAAATCCGGCAGGGTAATGCCGAACATCTCGGCGTAAGCGTCCCGGATGCACGAGTAACAATCCAGAACGCCGTGGCTGAACTGACGCCCGATCAGCGGTGCCCTATAGCCGGTCGGATGGAATGTGTGCCAGCGGTTGGTTGGGTGCGCGTAAATATGCCACGGCACGCCCGTCTGCTCGCAGCTAACCAGATCCGCCTCGCTGGGCTCCGGCCCGATGTTGCAGTGGCTATGCCAGATCGCCACGACCTCGCCCGCATCCTCGGCGCGCGCGTAGTCATCGGCGCTGATGATGAAATGATCGTCGCCAATGGCTTGATTGGTACACCGCACGAAACGCTCGCGGCCGCGCTCGACGATAACGATCCCGCACGCCTCCTGCGGGTAAGCATCGCGGGCCGCTTGGGCCGCTTCGTCGCGCCAGCTCATCGGGTGAGGCCAGCGGCGGGGAAACCCCCGAAGCTCAATTCGTTATATTGCCCGAATCGGGCCTGGCAACTGGATAGCCGCTTCCCGCACGCATCTTGCGCCGACGTGGCGACGGGCTGGTCCGCCGTATCGAAATATGCGGTCCCCGTGTAGCCGCATTCGCCGCCACGGTACACCCAAGCGCAGACATTCTGCACGACGAAACGGCGCGGCAATTGCACGCCCGTAACATCGAACGCGGCAGCCAGCTCGAATTCGATCTGGATTTTGTTCTCGCTGGCCTTGCGGTCGATGAAATACACGTCGTCCGGCAGTGCTGCGGATGGGTCGGCCGTCGGGTTTACGCCGCCGGTGAAGTTCACCGCGTCCAGGTATTTCAGCAGCGTGCGCCTGCGCGTCAGCTTGCACCCGGCCATGTCCTGATATGTGTGCACCAGCGCGCCGAGTACCCCGGTTACGTTGGCCACGCGAAGTACAGGGCGCGGAAGCTGGCCGCGTCCCGAAAACTGGAAGCCGGTCGCCTCAATTGGGTAAGCCGTGTAGCTGTTGCCCTGCCATACGACATCGGTGCCGATCTGGTTTTTACCGTTATGGAAGCGCAGGACGGACCCGCCGACGTTGGTGCAATCGAGCTCGAACAGCTCCACCAGGTAGCCGGGTTGCAGCTTTTGCAGGTCCTGATTTATCACGGCTCAAACACCTCGACGAATGTCGCGCTTAAATCGTTGATGCCGTATCGAACGACCGTTTGCGACCATTGCTCGCAAATGAATTTCCCGGCCAGCCCCTGCGGCGGCGTCCAGTCGAATGCCTCCAGCCCGTTGCGCGCCTCCAGAAATGCGGCGATGGGCGCAATCTCCGCATCGGTCCGCGTGTTAAACGATAGCGACCACTGGCGCGGCCGGATATTGATCCCGTCCGCTACGCGCTGCTGGTAGCCGTCGCCAAATTGGGCGCGCATGATGCGCGGCTTAACTGAGACCTGCGCGGAATTGTCGGGTTGGTATGTGAATGTTGCCATGGCTCAATTATGCCGCCAGCAGGCCGCCTGGGCGGCGCTCCTGAATAATCGTGCTGCGCACGGCGGCACCGATTGCAACGCCCAGCTTGCCCATGTCCCCGCCTTCGCCCTGCGCCTGCCCGGTCTGCGCGTTGACGGTGACGTTCACGGAAACATTGCCGCCCGTGCCCTGGCCCTTCGTGTGGTCGATCACGGTTTCCTGCGGGTGCATCATTGCAAGGAAGCCGCCGTTACCGTCCAGGCCGCCGGAGCGCGCACCGCCGCCGGTGTATCCGCCGCCATCGAATGAGGCCATGCCCGCATCTTGCGCGGCCAGCATGGATGTTTGCTGGCTTCCGATGTTGGTGCCGTAGGTTGATGCGGCGCTGATGTTGCCGAACATGCCGCCGAACATGCCGCCCAGCATGCCGGTTCCGCCGCTAAGTATGCCGGTGAGCGGCTTCATGATGCTTTGCTGGATCTGGATGCGGACCAGATCCTTGATGATGCTCAGTGCCAGGTCGTTAAAACTTAGCTTGCCGGTCATCGTGAATTCGACCAGCGCGTCCTCCATGCCCTTAAATGCATGTGTCACGGCGCCTTGAACCGACTTGAAAATGTCGCCCGCCTCCTCCGCGTAGTCCTTCAGCCCCTTGACCATGCCGCCCTGCCAGTCGCCCTTCGCGGCCTGCTGCTGCTCAATCGCCCGCTTGCGGCGCGCGATCAGCTCGTCGAACAGCTCCGTTCCTTGCTTGATGCCCTTGTTTTCAAGGTCCTGCATGGCAATGGCAATCTGCTTTTCGGCGGTGCCCATCGCTTGTGCGCGCGTTTCCGCGTCGATGCTTTTTGTTTGCTTGTCGAACTCTAGGCCGATCTTTGCCTGGCGCAGCTTTTCAGCGAACGTGTCAACCGCCTCGGCCTGCATCATCAGCATTGTTTTTTGTTTTTCGCTCAGGCTCTTAAATTTTGTTCCCTGCTCAATATCAAACTGCGTCTGTGCGGCCCTGGCGCTGGTGATACGGTCCTCGTATTCCTTGATATGCGCGGTCATAAATTGCAGCTTGGCTGCTTCGCGGCCCATGCTGTCAAGCTCCGTCTGGAATGGATCGGCTGCTGGCCCTGAATCCGAATCTTCGCTCTTGAATCCATTTAAGCCATTGCTGCGCGCTTTTTTCTCGTGCGACTGCCCCATGGCGGAAAATTTATCCTCCAGCTTGTCGGAGTATGGCGTCATGCTGCCTGAAAATCGCGCCGCCATGTCCTCATTGGCGGCCTTCGTGAACTCGCCGCGCAGGCGCCAGATTTCCTTCAATTCCTCAACGCCGCCGTGCTTGAACAATGCAGTCGGCGCCTTCACCGCCATCTCGGCCACCGTTATGACGTCGTTGACGACAACGGCCAGCGAGCTTCCCACTTGCTGCACGGCTTTGAATATCAGCGACATGATATCCAGGAATGCGGCGGCAGCCCTTGCGGCCTCCTTAAATACGGTGGTTAGCACGCCATCGCTGGCAAGCTGCTTCACGGCACCACGAACGCCGGTTGTCTCCTTATTGGTGTCGACCAGCGTTTGCACGAACGCATTGGCAACCGGCAGCAACTCCATGCTGATCACTTTGTAGAGCTCGTTTTTTGTGGCCTTTAGTGCGTTCAGGCTTTTTCGGTATTGGTCTGCCTGCTCACGCTGCTCGTCGGTGCTCTTGGACACCAGATTGCCCATTTCGGCGTAATCCTTCATAAACGGCAGCAGCTCCGCGCCGCGCTTGCCGAATATGTCCATCGCAACGGCGGTTTTTCCAGCGCCGTCCTCGAACTTGCCCAACTGCTCCGCGATTTTTCGGAAGGCATCGGCGGGGTCCATGCCGCGCAGATCCTTGATACTGAGCCCAAGCGCATCAAGCGCATGCGCGGCGCCCTTTGCGGTGTTATCCGATCCGGCCAGCGCCTTGTCCATCTTGATGATGCCCGCCTCGATGGAGTCAAAGTTGTCGCCCGTGATTTTTGCGGCTTGGAATATCGTGCTGATCTTGTCGCCGGATGCGCCTGTTTTTTCTGCGGCCTCCTTAACGCGCACCAAGCCCTCGACAACGCCCTCGAATTTTTCCTTTAGAACGGACAACCCGACGCCAGCGCCAAGCCCGACCAGGCCGAGCCCGACGGTTTTTGCCAGCCCTTGCGTTTGTTGTAGGCTGGTGTTCAGCTTGTCGACGGCCTGCTGGCCCGCAACGCTGGCAGCGATTTTGAAGGATGCGCCAATATCCATTATTTAGCCCTTTCAGCCGCGAGCGTTTTTAGCGCTGCGACCTCCATAATCTGAATCCCGGTAAATAAATCGTCGGTCTTTTCAGCGCGCACCATCCGCATTGCGGCCTCGACGGCGGCGTAATCCAGCCCGGTCGGACCGGCGAAGCCGTAGCGCCACTGTGTTTGAACGCGCATGAACATCATCACGGTTTCCCAATTTTCACGGTCCACCTCGAACTCGACGTCCTCCGCCTCCAGCGCGCCAACCATCTCAGCCGGTGCGCCGCCCCACTTGGTCAGGTCGTCCAGTGCGTCGTCGTTCTTTACTTTGCCGCCGCGCGCCCAATGGGCCGCAGCGGCCTCTAGTTTTTTCGTTTCAGCCCTGCCAGCGATTCGACGACGGCCATGACAACCGCAGCGGCAACGCCAGGGATGTCCAGCAGTTGGGCGAGCGTTGACTGGCTGAACGGCACATCGGCGCCGTCATCGGTGACACCCTTCCAGCCAACCATCAGCTCGCGCACGAAATCGGCGTCGGTCAGTTGGCCCGCCTCGATGGATGATCGTATTTCCTTTAGGCGGGCGTCCGATAGGCGCTTGAATTCGCCGTCAAACGTCTGCTTGTCATATTGGCCACCATTGACCGGGATATTGACGGAAACCGGCCAGGTGTAGGTGTTTGACTGCGTGAGCTTGAACATTAAAGCACCGAAATAAAAATATCGTCGTTACCGGCCGTGCTGGGAATAAAGTTAATACCCATTTGCAGCATCGCCACGCCGTCCATGTCCTGATACTGCGGCTTTGTCAGTTGCGTGCGGCCGCTGCCGATGCGAACTTTGTTGCCGCCTACCGTGCCGTGCGTGATGTCAAGCATGCCAAGCGTTGCGGTCTTTGCCAGCGTCCACCAGTCTTTAGCTGCGACGGTGGTTGCCTCAATGGTAATGGTGCCCTGCGGCTCGCGGTCGGTAATCAGCACGGCCTCGCTGCCGCCCACCAGCGTGCGGTGTACGACGCTGTTGGTCATGTTAATTTCCATGTCGGACAGCACGGCGGCGTAGCTTTGCAGCGAGAACGGCGTGGTGTTGACGTTGGAAACCGTAAGCGGCGTCTGGAATGCGGTATACGTCGGCGTGGGTGCCGCCGTATCGGAAACCGTATTGTAGAGCCCGGTCAGGTTGAACTTATAAACGGGGATGTCCTTGACCTTCAGGGACAGCGACACCGTGCCGCGCGCGCCGGTCAGTTTGTGCAGCACGCCGTCGACGTTGAAATAAATCGTTGCCGATTCAAATGCGGCGCTGATCGGGCGGTAAACTGTGTTTGCGTCGACGCTGTAAACGCTGGTCGCGTCCGGCGGCGTGGTGAATCCCAAAACGGTAGCCACTTTGCTGGTGCCGTTGTAGGCGGTAATCATGCTCGACTGGCCGTTACCCGTACCGCCGGTGATGCGGATGGGCATGCCTGCATAAAAGCCGTCTACCGCGCTAGATCCGGCGGCGGCAAGCGTGATGCTCGTTGCGCCACCAGACTGGGCGGTGCCCGTTACGGCGGCGGCAAGCGATTGTGCGGAAAACGCGCAGGCGCGCAGCAGCGGGTCGTAGCCGGGGGCGGTGCCAGCGGTGCCGCTGCCTGCAATCTCGACTTCGAAATCCATCGACGCGCGGATGGCGGCGGGCAGTTGCTCGCTACGGCCGATGTAGGGGCGCACCAGGTTGCGGTCGACGAAATCGGCATCCTGCGGCGTCACGTTGAGATTGCGCACGAGGATGGCATTGGCCGCGCCGGTGGGCGTCGGGTCCGTGCCGTAGGTGGTTTCGATCTTTGCGAGAATTACTCGCTTGCGTTGGAGTAACGGCATGTGGCGGCCCTCAGGTGGTCATATCGGAATACGAATGGCGGAATTTTACAGAGTAATTGTGCGTCGTTTTAGCAGCGGGCATATCCGCTGCGACTATTTCGGTGCTTGCGTCCTCTAGGCGCATGTCGATAGCCAATCCGCCTAGCTGGGTATCCGCCATTAGTAGCGCATGCGCGCTTACCAGTATGGGGTCCGCAGCGACGTCCGGCGCATCGCTTCGCGTGTAAACGGCGACCTCAATGCCGAGCGTTCGCTCAAGCTGAGGCACGGTGTCAGGGCTTGCGCTCTCGCTAACCCAGCGCACGGCGATGTAGGGGTGAGTGTCTCGGTCGTTCGGGTCGGCCTGCGCGCGGAATACGCGGCCCGATACACCGGCGGCGCTTGCCAGCCGGGCCATGCACGCCTGGACGATTAACTCGCGCTTGCTGATTGTTGCCATGTTCAGACCTTAGCCAGCTTGGCAATTTTGATATTGCCATCAGCCTTAAATCGGATTTCACGCATGCGGTACGCGACGCCGTTGACGGTGCCGCTATCGCCAGATTTGATGCCGGGAAGCGCGGATGCCGGGAATGATATCGTGTACTCATTTGAGAGCACATCGTCCCCGAAAATCATGTCGGTGTGAGCATTAAAAATCACACTTGCGGACACCGCAGCACCACCAGCGGCGGGCGTGAATATCGCAGCGACTGCGAATTCGGCCTCGCTGAAAAATGCGGCGATGTCCTCCGTGAACATGGTCAGGCCTTGGCCGTTTCGGCCTTGGATTTTTTGACGACTTCATCGGCAACACCGGCGGCGATCAGGGCGCGCGCTTGCGCGTCGTCCTTAATCTCCATCGGCATGCCTTCGGTGTACGTCACCCCGTCATGCTCGACGGGGGAGAGCACGTTTAATTTCATGCTATCCCCGGCCCGATTACGCGACGGCGTTGGTGATGAGGTAGCCAGCGGTAGGGGCTGCGATCACCGGAGCCTCGGCGCGGGTCACCGGCACAAACCAGGACTTTGCGTTGCGGTCAAAATAAGGCTGCTCAACGATGGGGTAGCCGTTCAGGTTGTAGGTGTAGCCATAGGTAGGCGTACCCATGTCGGCCAGCGATGCGCGCTCGGTGTAGGCCACGACAACATCCTTGCCCCACACGTCGGAGAACGTGCCAGCATCGGATGCGTAGATGCCGTCGCCGACGAGCACCTGGTCAACGCCGAAAAGCGAGGCCAGGATCTCGGCGGTTGCGACATCGCGGCCGGTGTACTTCATGCGGTCCACGATCTTCGGATGCTGGCGCAGCTTGGACATGGATGCGGCACCCATAACGACCGTGTTCGGGCGCTTGCCGGTTGCGGATCGGATAGCTTCCTTCGCCGTTTCGATGTTGGCAATCGGGTCGCTGGTGCCGCTGAAATCAGACCACTGGCTGGTGCCGGACAGCGTGACCTTGTTACCAGCGCCGTAGCTGCCTGCGGTGCGGGCGATCTGTGCCTGTGCATACTCAAGGCGCAGGGCCATGATGCTCGACACCTTCTTGATTGCCATGGCCATGTGGTCGATGGACCAGCCGTTTGCGCCGTTAGAGCCCTCTTGGTAGACCTCGATCGGCACAGCGCCTTCGAGCGAGTAGTCGACCAGAGCGAAGTTGCCGCCGCTGTAGCCGAACTGGATACGCTTGGTGTTCTCGCCGGGTGCGCGGCCGGTCGCGTACAGCATGAAATCTTCTTTGCCGAACGTGATGATCTTGCCAGCGCGCAGGGAAACGGGCACCTGGGGGAACAGGGCTCCGCCGACGAAATCCGACTGCTTGTAGCCTTGGGCTACGTTGGTCAGGACCGGGTCAATAACCCGTACTTGGGAAAGGGAAAGTTGGGACATTTTTTAATTCCTTCCTGAAATTTTAGTTGGGGATGATCATCACTTCGATGATGTCGCCAGCGGCAGTAGCGGCGGACAGCGCGCGACCGATTGCAACGCCAGCAGCTTTTGTGACCACCTGGGTAACGGTAGAGCCGACCTCGACCAGCGCGCCGGAGGCGATGGCAGCACCGGCTACGGCCAGCGATGTGCCAAGCACGACGGCGGGGACCAGATCGCCGGAGGCTGCGGCCACGTTGGCGAAGCCGATAGCGTTACCGGCTGCAGTTGCCGCTGCGCCGGTTGCCTGGATGGGCTGGTACTGTGCCAGCGAAGCGCTGGCGGTGAAGCTCTTTGTGAGCAGTGCGATATTGCCTTGCATGATGAAAACTCCTTATTTCTGAACGGCTTTGATTGCGGCCATGTAGTCCGTCCCGGCGTGCGCGGCCATGTAGGCGCGTGCGTCGGTGTCCAGCTTGGCGGATGCGGGGTCGATGGCGAAGCCAGCGGGGGCGCGCATGCCGGTAGCTTGCGGCTCCGTATCTTCCTCTGTGCGCTCCGTGCTGGTGGGCACGGGTGCGGGGGCGTCCTCCGCGCGTGCGGCGGCGATGCTGGCAACGCGGGCGCGCTCGGCGGCGTTTACGGCCATGGCGGCCTCGCCTGCGGTGGTCTTGCCATCGGCAGCAAGCTGCTCGATCAGCGCCTCATGCCCGGGCATCAGTTGCTCGCGCACGGCCTGGATGCGGGTCCGTTCGCCCTCGGCACCTTCGGCGCGCACCAATGCGGCGGCGGCGGGATGCTCGGCGGCAAACTTGGCCGCCAGTTCCTTGGGGTCCATAGTCACTCCTTCAAAAATTGCAGATTCAACGGGCAGCACCGGCTCGTCGGCTTGGGGTTGCACATCGTCAGCAGCAGCACCGGCCATCTGATGATCTGCCGCAGCGGCTATGCGCGCCTTGCGGCGGCCAGCGAACTGCGCGGGGTTATCGGCCAGTTTTGCCACCATCGCGTCGATTGTGGAAACACCGTCCACCAGCCCCGCGTCGATAGCTTGCTGCCCGATGAAAATGCGTCCGTCTGCCATGTGCTCCAGCACCTGGTCGGCGCTTACCTTGCGGTTTTGCGCGACGGTTTCGACGAATACGCTGTAAAGGTGATCCACCTGGGACTGGATATAGGCCTTGCCCTCCTTGGAGAGCGGCCCGGTATCGCTGGCCATGCGCTTGTATTTGCCCGCCGTGATTTCGGTCGTCGCGCCGTCCGTCTTGCGCGGGTCATAGCTGTGCGTCGCCACCACGCCGATACTGCCGACGTAATCCGTGGTCCCGCTGATGTAAACGGCATTGGATGCCGATGCCAGCCAGTAGCCCGCGCTGGCCATGGTGCCCGTGCAGACGCTGACCGTCGGTTTTTCGGCCGCCAGCGCCTTGATGCTTTCGCACAGTGCGGGGATGCCCAGCACATTGCCGCCGGGGGTATCGAAATCAAGCACCACGCTGCGCACGCCAGGATCTGCGCGCATGCTTTCGACCTGCTGCTGCAAAATCTGCGCGCTGGCGCCACCCGATACGCGGGTGAACATATTGGCTTTGTTGCTGATGACGCCGCTAACCGGCAGCACGGCAACGCCACCGGCGCGGACCTCGTAGTCCTGCTGCTCATTGTTCAGCGGTTGCCCAAGCCGGGCCTCGATGGCTTCGATGTCGATTTTTTCGCCGCGAAAATGCGCGCCGTAAACGGCTTGTATTTCGTGCAGCTTCTCGGGCATGAGTGCCCATGGGCTCGTGAGGACGTCAATCAGCTTCATGTGGCGGATTCTATTCGCGCGCGCGTTGCAAAACCCCGGCGGGCTGCGACTTTCACGCCGCCATAGCCATCGCGCACAAAATCGCCGCGATAGCTTCCTCGTCGTCGCTCGGGTGCACCTCTTCGGTGGCGGGCAATGCGTCAATTTTCGGCCCGTACTCGCGCAGCCATTCTTCCAGCGTTATGTGCATGCCAGGGCCGCCGCCTGGCATAAACCGATTCCGCACCGGCTCCGGCGCAGTTGAAAGCCCGTCTATTTCGGCGATGTCGCTACCGGCCTCTGATGCCACCAGCGCGCCCGTGATTTCGACGGTGCCCGTGATCGCCGCGATGTCGGCGCCGGTTTCTGATGCGTCAAGTGCGCCGGTTATCGCGCCATTGCCGACCGTGCCCGTGGCTGCAAATACGTCCGCCCCGGCCTCAGATGCTGCAAGTAAGCCCGCAACGGCTACGGTGCCGGTGCTTGATATTGTGTCTGCGCCCGCCTCGTTTGCCGCAAGCGCACCGGATACGGCTACGGTGCCGGATGCCGCCGCCGTGTCTGTCCCCGTTTCGGTTACCGCCAGTGCGCCGATGATACCGGCGGGGGCGACCGTCCCCGAGGCTGCGAATGTATCGGTGCCGGTTTCTGATGCGGCCAGCGAGCCCGTGACGGGCACAGAACCCGATGATGCGAACGTATCCGCCCCCGCCTCGGTTGCGGACAGCGTACCGGCGACCGCAACGGCGCCAGCGGCGGAAAACACATCCGCGCCGGTTTCGGTTGCGGAAAGTGCGCCGGAAACGGCTACAGATCCCGATGCCGTGAATGTATCCGCGCCGGATTCCGTGGCCGCCAATGCGCCGGTAATACCTGCCGCCGCTACGGTGCCTGTAGCCGCGAATGTATCCGCACCGGTTTCGCTCGCCGCAAGTGCGCCCGTTACCGCAACGGCGCCGGATGATGCGAACGTGTCCGATCCGGTTTCTACCGCCGACAGCGAGCCCGAAACTTCGACAGTACCGGATGCGGAAAGCGTATCGACCCCGGCCTCGACGGCCGACATATTGCCGGTGACGCCACCACCGGCGACGCTTACCGCTGGGAGCGTATCAATTGGCGATCCGCCCAGGACCGATAAGCCTAGCATTTAAGGACCTCCCACTTTCCCGCCGGGCATTTCGCGTCGGTCAGGATTGTTTTTCCTGCGAGTGGGCACTTGCACAGTTCACAAACATCACTGCCAAAATACACGATCTTATGCTCACAGCTTTGGCAGGTTGCCAGCCGCGCTTCGCGTTGTGCTTTGGTAGTGATGATCGTCATGGTTAAAAACGGGGCCAGCCGTAGCCAGCCCCGAATCCATTAGACGGCCAGATTCATCTTGGCGCGCATAGCACCACGGAAGGCCAAACCGATAGCGGCGCAGTTGATATCCTTAATCTCATTCTTGTGAATGAAATGTCCGTGCTGCTCTTCGTTGCGTGTGTCCAGTTCAGACACAGCGGCGGCGGCGGCGGCGGCAGCAGCGGTTGCAGCGTCAGCCTTGGCACCAGCAGCCGAAGCGGCGGCGGTTGCAGCAGCAGCGGCCACGGTTGCGGCAGCGGCGGCGGCAGTAGCAGCGGTAATGTCGCTTGCTTTGACTTCCAGCGATTGAATGCGGGTCGTCAGGTCAGCGATTTGCGTGGCTTGGCTAGCATCGCTGGCTTTCAGTGCTGTAACGTCGCTGACGATCTGGGCGATGCTGTTGTTGATCGCGGTGCAGTCGCAAGCGCCAGAGCCGC